AAGGAATAAATTATGAAGTTCAAATACAAAGATCAAATCGTTACTGCTTCTAGTAAAGTGGAAGCAGTTAAAAAACTATCCAACCTAGAAGAGCTTTTTAATAGAGCCGAAAATGGGGATATATCTATTCTTAAACTTCCAAATGTCTTGATGTCTAAGGATAAAGAGGGTGACACATTACTTTATGTATTGTGCAATTCAGATTATTTAAAAAATGATTCTTTTAGGGAGATACTTAAAATGCCTAAAGAATTGTTAATGGTTAAGAATAATTATTCAAATACTCCTATCCATGCATTAGCAGAAGGATATACTTCAAAATCAATGTTTAATCAAATTATTAGTTTAGATAAAGAGCTATTAAGTACTAAAAACTTTCAAGGAAATACTCCAGTTCACTTTTTGTGCGATGATATTGATAGTGATAACGCATCCAAAATTTTTAAACTACCTAGATCAGTTTTAGAAATTCGTAACAAAAGGGGAGAAACTGCTCTTACTTGGTTAAATTATAGATATCCTAACAGGGTACCAGAAAGTTTATCTGATTTGACAGGAAAAATTAATAGAATACATAAGGATAAAGTAATAAGTAAAATCACTTCCTATCCAAAGAGAGAAAAGGCTAAGGCGGATATTGAACAATTAAAAGAGTTGTTGGAAAATAATTGCAACTTTGATAAAATAACTATTAGAAAATCAAGTATTGAATATTATCTATATGCGATAAATAATAAGATAAAGTATGAAATTTATATTAGCAGTGCAGGGAAAATTGAAGTAACTGCCAATCTTAATAGACCCTACATTGCGGACGACACTATTACAAGATCATTTAGGTTAAATTCCTATGGTGCTAAAAAACTTGAATCCTGGGTTATAAGTATTAACTCTTATTTAGAAGCAGTGAAATCCGCGGATAAGCTGTATTCAGCACTTTAAGCTAGTTTTTCATATTTTTATTATAGACAAATACAAAGATCAAGTAGTTACTGCTTCTTCTAAGGATGAAGCTATACAGAAAGTCATATCCGGCGGAAGCTGGAAAGAAAAAAAGATTGATCCTGAAGTTAAGGATACGATAAATCAGCTTGCTGATGCAATTGAACTTAATTTTGGTCTTAAAAAGGGTAAATTCTCAAAAGCGTATGCAGATAGAGAAATAAAATATAAAGAAATTCTTATTCATGTTGATGAAGATGGTATAAACGTAGGAATACACGGGGTTCCAAATTCTGGTAAGAATTTTAAATTAAATACAAGTAATATTCTAAACAGAGTTTATTCCTATGTGACTACTTTATTAAATAAAATAAAATAAACAAACCTTTAAGAAAGTGTTGTTTCAAATATAGAACTGAATTCGACAGTAATATCGAACTGATATAACAAACTTTAGTTAAAGGTATATAAATATGCTTAATCTCCAAAAGACTTATACGGATGACAGTAAAGACTACGGTCTCGCTGCCAATGCATCCGTTACTCAGGAAGGTGTGGCTCTTGTCTCCATTTTGGAAGGCGGGATTGAAAAGGTTAAACCATCAGAAGGAACTTCCAATGAAATTTTGGTTGGTTTCTCCTTTGGTAATAACTTTGTTACGGATACGTTGGTAGAGTCAGTTTCTGCTTCTCTCCCTGCCGTTTCTGCAAAGACCACTGTTCAACTTCTCCCCTACGTTGTTTCCAACGCTAACCCTACCACTGGTACTTCCGTTTTCATTAGCGGTTCTGCTTCCACGTTTGCTCCAGTAGCAAATGCTGGTGCTGTTTCTGCTGCTGGTAACTGGTTTGTTGATCCTACTAGTGGTTTGCTAACCATTATGGGTGCAGCTAGTGAAGACGTTGTTATCAACTATCGCCGTGAATTGACTGTTAACGAACAGACAATTTTGTTCGGCAGCCCAAGAGTGAACGCTCCTGCAAACGCTACCCTTAATCAGGTAACTGCAAAACGTGGTAATGGTAATATTTTCACGGATCAGTATGACACCTCTAAGGATTGGTCTACTGCTACTCTCGCCTACACGGGTGCCGATGGCAAGTTGACTACTACCTCTACTGGTGGAAATGCTATGCGTATCATTTCACGTCCTAGCGCCGCTGACAAGTTCATTGGCGTTTCAATCAATTTGGCATAAGGAGATTAACCATGTCTAATCCATTTTCTAAAACGTTTACAAACAAACATGGTGATGAAGCCATTGTTGGTTCTGCTTCACTTCATCGTCCTGGTTCTAAGGAACCTCTAATTGGTGCTAACGGTGAAATCAATGCAAAGAATAACGCTGAACTCATGCAGGGAATTTCTGTTCTTCTTGCTGCCGCCCAACGTGGTGACGTAAAAGAAGCACAAGACGAAATGACTGCTTCAGAGAAGCGTGAAGCTTTGGCTACTGCCGCTGCCGCTGGTGTTCAATCAGACGCATGGGCTATTCTCGGTACTACTATGGCCGCTGAAGTTAAAGAAACTCTAGGACGTGAAGGTTTCGCTCGCAAGCTTCTTCAATTCCGCACTATGAATAATGGTGAAGTTTTGAAGGTTCGTTTGCGTAAGCGTGATACCCTTTCTTGGGTTACTACTTCTAATCCTAACACTGTAGCATCTGTTGCTCGTGCAAATTATATCACCCCTGAAATGTTTGGCCTTGCCGCAAACATTCACATTGAAGCGATTGAAATTGCTCAAGACACCGGTGATTTGATGGATGACAGATATAATGACGGATTGGAACAAATGTTGTGTGGCGAAGATCGTGTTCTTATGAACCTTTTCGACAGTGCAGCTTCTTCCTTGAATAGCCCGTTCTTCTTTAATGACTTCACCCCTACTGCTATGCAGACGATGAAGACTGAAATTGCAAGTAACGGTGGTATTCCTGTCACCTCTATGCTCATTTCGTATGACATCTGGAATGACATTGTTGCACAGCCTGAATTCACTGCATGGTATTCTGAAATTGCCAAGCATGAATTGATTATGGAAGGTAGTCTCGGTGTTATGGCCGGTATGAACATTATTACTGATGGTTATCGTATTCCTTCTTTGAAGGTTCTTAATCCTGGTAGTGTGTACATGCTCGGTAATCCTGAAACCCTCGGTGTGATTGGTCAATGGGGCGACATGACTGTTAAGTCCATTGATAAAGCAAACGATGGCAGAGCAGTGCAAGGATGGCTCTTTAACTCTATCGAAGCTATGTGCATCGGTAACGCTAGAGCAGTTGTTAAGGGTACTCGTCTTTCGTAATAAAATATGATTACAAACAAATAGGGTGGTTTTTAACCACCCTATTTTAGTTTAGGGATAGTTTGAGAGTAATTGACTCAAATGAAAAGGGTTCAGTCAGAAGTTCCTTTCCCTGCTTTTTAATTCTGATTAACTGTCTGAGGTTATATGAAGTGTAGGATTTGTGGTGAAGAAGTTAGTATATTTGGAATATCAAAACATCTTCTTAAACATAATTTAAACGTTGAACAGTATTACTTAAAATTTCATAAGAAAGGTAAATGTTTAACATGTGGTAACAATACAGAATTTATTTCTTTAACAATTGGTTATAGAAAGTATTGCGGTAGACAATGTGCCTATAATAGTTCTGTAAGAACAAACAAGATTAAGAAAACTAATATTGAAAGATATGGTGTATCAAACCAATTTAAACGTGAAGAAGTTAAAAACAAAATTAAGAAAACTAACCTAAAAAAGTATGGCGTTACTCACGTTTCTAAAAGAAGTGATATTAAGGTTAGAAAAGTAAATACCTGTCTACATAACTTTGGTGTTGATAACCCTTCTAAATGTAAATCCATAAAAGAAAAAACGAAAAGAACGAATTTAGAAAAGTATGGGTTTCAATATTCTACACAAAACAAGGTAGTAAAGAATAAAATAAAAGTTACTAGCATAGAAAGGTATGGATCGTCAAATCCATTATTATCAGACGAAGTAAAGAATAAAGTAAAAAGAACAAACTTAGAAAGGTATGGTGTTGACAATCCTTTTAAAAGCAAAGAAATAAGAAAGAAGATTAAGAAAACCAATATTGAAAAATATGGATGTGAAAATCCTGCACAAAATAAAAGAATACATAAAAAGATATTTTCGCATAGAAGAAAAAACAATCATGGTTATCTTTCAAAACCAGAATATAAATTTTCAAAGTATCTAATAAGAAGCAACATTGAATTTAAAAATGAATATCTACTAAATGGGCATCATTTTGACTTCGCTATTTTTAAGTCAGGGAAACTAGATACGGTAGTAGATATAGATGGAGAATACTACCACGGATTATTGTGTGACAAAGATGGGTGGTATGTAAAGGTAAATAAAGATTACAAAAGGTTTTCTATACTGCCTAAAAAAGTTAAACTTCTTATCATTGATTCAAAAAGAATAAAAGAAGGGATTAAAGAACTTAAATACATTATTGGTATTACATACAATTCGTATAGAGCAAGAATGCTAAAGTATATTCCTAAAGATATTCCTTATTATCATTTTGATAAGAGTAGAATGCGTAAAGATTATAAAAAGTTATGCACCTACGAATATTCTAAATTATCAGATTTAGGTAAAAGTGTAATTCTTAACTTTTGTAAATCAAAATTCAAAAACTTAAATTGGAATATAATAAGAAAAAGTATTTATTACTCAATATGTTCAGATCATAGTTTATTGGAAGGGTTAGATAATTCACTAAATGTAAGTGAGTTAAGAAATGAGTACAAGA